GGACTCATCAAAATCACATGATTCTACAGGAGGAGGAGTTCCACCATCGGGGTCAGACGTAGTATGCTCGACACTACATCCTGCTAGTACAAATAGAGTTGTTAGTAATAATTTCTTCATAGTTTTATTTAAGCTCGGTTGATTCTCCAAATGCTTCGTCTCTGGAAAGACCACGACCTTTTTGTTCTTTGGTCATTCTAAATCTCTTTCCAGTCTGTTTGGTATACTCTTCGATTGAAGGATAAGTTGTAGCACTTGAAATGACTACATCCTTATATAGTACTTCTCCTGTGCCAATACTTACAGATTTATCCTCGGTTTCTTCCTTAGCATCAACTTCCATGTATTTATATCCAAAAATCTTCTCTTTAGTATGTCTACGAATCTTATTCTTGTAGTAAGTGTCCCAATTTTCAATTCCATCTAGGTGCTGCTTATAATGCATGTGACATAGATCAACTACATTGTCTGGGTAGATATCAAAGTAACGTAAGATGATATCAGTACCCGTCTTACACTTAGCTACGTCACAAATATCTTGTTTATGGGAGGGTTTAGTTTTGAAGCTTAGTTTCATATCGTTTGTAGATCCTGATTTGTTGTAGGCATCTTTAGTGCTTTGGCTAGATCAAACTCAATCCCTGCGCCTCTAGAAAACTCCCAACCATTTAACATAACCATTGAGTTACAACATATCATATCCTTTAATGATATCTTCATCATTACATGCCAAATATCTTCTTTGGGGAGATTCTTAGGAATCGGGTGCTTTCTTGGATTACGAACCTTATAACCCATAGTTACGAGCATTTCTTCCATTTTCATAAAATCTTCCTTGTTAGCGTTCTCTATCCCTGTAATGGGGCCAGAAATATAAACAGGACTGATTAGTATTTTAGATTGCATATATTCTTCCTTTTAAATGCTGCTCAATAAAAGCTTGTCTATTGAAGTGCCACCCGTCTCTCCCAACAAGTTCGCCTCTTGAGTGGTGTCGTAATAATAGAGGTACGACGATATTTTTTCTCTTAGTTTCCCTCATTCTATGACAAAACATGATATCATAAAAGTCCCAGCCACCATCAAAATACTTAGGTTTATCAAGGTTGATCGTGCCTAATGTCTTTGCATTCGCAGCTAGGAACAATCCATCCATTACAATTACTTCTCCAGTAGGTCCATAACAGGAGGGGTGAAGTTCATTAGTATGTGCAACGCTTCCTCTACCAAACCCGTTAATTATGTTCTCCTTATCCCACCATACTCCAGACTGTGTTAATCTAGTAGTTCCAGCCACGCCAATAAAACCTACTTCGGGTTTAGAAGTTTCTGCTAAACAATTTAAAAAATGTTCTTTACTACTAAGTATTTCAATATCATCATGACACATTATAACAATATCGTTAGTAGTGTATTCTAAAGTAGCATAAACATCACTATATGCCTCATAAATAGAGTTCTTATCACGCAATATTTTAACATGTATACCCCATGAAATAAAGTTTTTTACTAATTTTTCGAAACTTTTTCCGGGTTTATTAGAGCGGGTGCAAATGAAAGCGTATATATTCATAGCACATTATACCCATATGGACAAGAAAAATATAGCAAAGATGAAAAAGGAGTTTGAAAAATGCAAATCAGACCCTGTTTATTTCATCTCTACTTATGTTAAAGTTGTTCATCCTAGACGCGGCCTCGTCCCCTTTGATTTATATGGATTTCAGAAATCTATCATAGGGGATCTTCAAAAAAATAGATTCAATATTATTAGAAAGTTCCGTCAAGCGGGTATTACCACAATCTCCGCTGCCTATGCGTTACATTACGTTATCTTTAATAAGCATAAAACTGTAACCATTTTAAGTATTGGTGATAAAGAGTCTACTCTTGTACTTAGTAGGATTATGACTATGTATGATGAGCTTCCTAGTTTTCTAAAACCAGAATCATCAGAACGTAATAAACACGAACTAAAGCTAACAACGGGATCTACTATTGTATCAAAACCCTCTGGAAAGGCATCAGGTCGCTCTATCTCAGCTTCATTCTTAATAATAGATGAAGCTGCTTTCATTGAGAACATTGAGGAAATTTGGGCTGCTGTATACCCTATTATTTCAACTGGTGGCTCTGTATTCGTAGTTTCTACTGTTAATGGTACGGGTAACTGGTACTATAATATGTATATGGAAGCTAAGACTCACAGAAACCTATTTAATGCTATTGATATTAATTGGAGGGAACATCCTGAGTATTGTAGACATGAAGGTTATAATGATCTTTATGCAGACATGGAAGCTAATGTTCCACCTATCTATATTGATGATTGGGAATCTACTACCAGAAAGAATATTGGTATTAGAAGATGGAACCAAGAGTATGAGGCTGAGTTTCTAGGAACTGGTGATACTTATATTGACGGTGAAACACTTATTAATCTTGTTGAGAACGAGAATACTGAGTACTTTATCAAGTATAATAATAAGATGAGAGTTTGGAAAGAACCAGAAACTCACTTTGAATATATTATGGGTGTCGATGTAGGTTTAGGTAGAAATAGAGATTATTCTGCATTTCATGTAGTTAATCTCTATAATGGCGAACAAGTAGCTGAGTTTTATTCAAATAAAACTCCACTAAACGAGTTTGCTAAAATCTTAGTAGAAGAGGGATTACATTATAATCTCGCTGCTATGTTAATAGAAAGAAATACTATTGGTAATACTTTGATTGAACGTGTATTTGAAGAACTTGAATATGAGAATCTTATGATGGACGTTGATAATAACTTCGGTGTACAAATTACACAGAAAAGTAGAGATTGCATTTTAGCAGATCTAGAAGAGTTTCTAAGAGTTAATAAACTAAAAGTCAACTCACAAAGAACAACTAAAGAACTTCAAACATTTATTGTAACTGATACAGGTAAAGCGGAAGCTGATAAAGGTCAACATGATGACTTAGTTATGAGTTTAGCCATTACCTGTTACGGTATGAAATTCTTATATGATAATGGAATTGTAGAGCAGGGGTTAGGTGATTCTCCAAAAGAAGATAATAGTCACCTCTTATACGACAGATACACTACTGCGGAAGGTGTAAATAAAGAGGATATTCAATGGCTTCTGAAATAGAAAAACAAGATAAATTAAATGAAGGTCAAACTGAGTTTGCTCCCAACTCAGGTGGTTTAGGATCCTATTTCAGAGCCGATGGTAGAATGGGTAAATGGTTATCCAAGTTCTTCGCGTCCAAAGCTCAACCTTATTTAAGTACTCAAGGAAATCCCGGACCTACTACTTTACATCCTTTAGCTGGTGATGCAGTAGCTCACGATCAGGTAATTAAACCCGGAGCAGTTACTTGGGGCAGGAATACTGGAAAAGAGAACCCTATTCTACCTGAGATTGAGGTAAGTAGAAGAAAGCGTTATAAGGAACTTGAAGCAATGGATGAATATCCTGAGATAAGTTCTGCTTGGGATATCTATGCTGATGATTGTTCTCAAAAAGATGTAACCGGAAAGCGTTGGTTAGTTAAGTCTAATAGCAAATTCGTAGTTGATGAGATTAACTCTCTCTTTGATAAACTTAAGCTTGATCGTATGTATTGGGATATCTTCAGAAATACGGTAAAGTATGGCGACAATTTCCTTGAAACCATTATTGATATTAATAGACCCAAAGAAGGGATTAAGAGATTAAAGATTCTTAATCCTTTATTTATGTATAGGGTTGAGAATGAATATGGTTACTTAACTGATTTTCTACAAGAGATCCCCGATTCTTCAGATAATCACGCTGCCTTTGGTGCGAACTCTGCATCTATGAGTAATGCTAAATATTTACCGTTAGATAAGAACCAAATAGTTCACTTTAGGATCACTACATCAGACCCTCATTATTATCCTTACGGTAAGTCTGTAGCTGCCCCTGCGATTAGAGTTTATAGGTCCCTTAAGCTTATGGAAGACGCAATGTTAATTTATAGATTAGCACGCGCACCTGAGAGAAGGGTTTTTTATATTGATGTAACTGGACTTCCCTCAGCTAAAGCTTCCTTATATATTGAGAGAGTAAAAGAGAAGTTTAAGAAAGAGAAGTTCTATGATCAGAATAATGGTCAAATTGGTGGAAGATATAATCCTCTTGCTGCTGATGAAGACTTCTTTGTACCCATTAAAGGAAACCAGAAGACTAAGATTGAAACTCTACCTGGAGCAGACAATCTTGGTGATATTGATGACGTAAGATACTTTAGAGATAAACTGCTTGCCGCTATGAAGATTCCTAAGGACTTTATTGTAGAGAAAGATAAATCTCCTGAGCGTAAAGCTAACCTTGCACAACTAGATGTTAAGTTCGCTCGTACTATTACTAGAATTCAAAATAGTTTAGAGATCGGCCTAGAAATGATTGCTAAGAGACATCTTCAATTAAAAGGATATCCTAACTTTATTATAGAAGCTTTAAAAATTGAACTTCCAGATTCTTCAGACATGTTTACTAAACGTAAAATTGAAGTAGATGAGGCTAAGGCTAGGGTAGTACAGGCAGTATTAGGAACAGGATTATTTCCTGTGGATACAATCTATAAAGAATATTACAATCTTACAGATAGTGATATTGAACAATTAAAGAATCAGCTTGATAAAGAAGCTGAGGAAGAGGCAATGAAGCAGCAACAACAAGCTGCTCAAGCTGCCGAACAAGCTGGAGGAGGCATGGGTACACCGGGACTGGAAACAGGTGGTGATACAATGGGCTCTGAAATGGCTGCACCTACGGATGGAGAGATGGAACCTGATGAGAACCAGACTCCTACTTCAACCGAAGAAAATGTTAAAGTGTTGCGTAAGTACGAGCGTAATATAATAAATGAAGATATTTCGTACATAAAAAAGCGAGTTCTAAGAAGAGCATTTACTAGAATTCGCACCAAACAAGAGGAAAACTAATGTACGATATCTTATTTTCAAATCGTAATAAAATTGTTGCAGACCTAATTAAACTTGGGGATTGCATGGGCAGATCTATTAGGGAGAACGTTTTTCTCTTTACCGTAGATCCTATGGATAATGAAGTGTCTTACTTAACCGAAGGAGACAAGATCATTACCGGAAATTATAGTATTAAAGAGGATATTAGCCTTAATAATATTGTTATAAGTGAGTGTGAGGATGCTTTCAAAGGTAATAAATTTGAAAGCAAGATTAACGAATCAGTTGGTCACTTCCTAGGAAATCTTTACAATGATGAAATGTCAAATGCTAATGGTAGCTTTAATGGCATTCTTAATCTTTGGGAAGAACGAGCCAAGTATGACAAGGTATGCGTAAAGCTTCAAGAGAAGGTTGAAAAACTTTCTACTGTTGAAGATATCATGGGCACTACGGAATTTGCTAGGTTTGCGGAGATCTCAGAAGGTCTTGTTGAATTCTTAAAAGAGAATAAAACAAAGATCCAAGGCATTCCTGAGATCAGTAACGCTGTAAAGCTTTCTTATACTATTTCCGAGGCATTTAATCTCCCTTTACAGGATGTTAATAGTCTCACTACCTACACTCTTAATGAGGCAACTACAGGAAGTATTTACGACCTTATTTGTCAGCAAGAGCTAGTTAAGAAGGAGCTTCTTGAAACCAAGAGGAACTTCTCTACTGTATGGGCTAATAACACTTCAGTCAACAATCTAACAAGCTATCTTATTAGTGAGTCAGATGATGAGGAAAGACTATGTGAGTTAATCGCTGAATCTATTAAAGAGATTCCTTATTTTGCTATGGCATCTAAGAAGCAACTCACAGAGACGTTTGAGAGAATGCTCTCCCTCAGAAATCTTTCGGTTGCTACTGCTGATGTTAAAAAGTTCTCCTCACAAATCTTTGAGCTTAAAAAGCCTGTAAGAGAAGAAATCGCTTCTATGCTTTCCAATAAGTATGGAATCCAAGTACAGAATCTTAAAGAAGATTTCTCATTTAAGAGTCTAGTTCAAACGCAGATTGTAATTGTAGAATCTCTTGCCAAGCTATCTCCTAAGGGAAGTGTTCAGAAGAGTATTCTCCTTGAAGTATCTAAGATGCTAAAAGGTAAGTCAGGGGTTGAAAGCATTGATGTAAGCAACTTCCTTCATTCTATCTTCGAAGACGCTGGGTACAAAGGACTTATTACGGAAGGTATGGGACGCTACATGAACTTTGATAAAGTTGCTGGTGACCTAGATCGTATTAGTGGTATGCTTAAATTAATTATGCAAAAAGCTGCTAGTGGTGGAATGTCTCCTGAAGACGGAGCGAAACAAGAAGCTCCTGAAATGGGAGCAGAAGGAGGTCAACCTGAAGTAGAAGGCGAAATGGGGGCTGATGTTCAGGATGATGGAAACTATTCTTCTGATACCGATATGGATGTGCCTAATGCAAATCCTGGACTTCCTCAAGATATGCCCACTGATGATTTTCCTGGGGATACTGGCGCAGAAGAACAAGATCAAGAAATTCCCCAAGGTCAGGAAGGACTTGAAGGAGAAGAACAGTTTGATGAGATGCCACAAGAAGATCCTCAAGGTGCGGGTGGACCAGTAGAAATTTCTCCTGAAGATCTTATGGGTAACTTATCTGAACTTGAAGGGCTTATTTCTGATCTTAAGATGGAAATGGGTGGTGGAGATGAAGAAGTTATTCCAGGTGAAGAGGAAGAAGAAATCGAAGGAGAACTACAGTAATGGACGCAGGTAAACTATACAGTAAGACTGTTACAACTGGTGCTGCGGGTGCAGCAATAATTGTAGAACTACGAGATACGAGTGGTGTATTAACTGAGTGTACATATTTAGAAGCAACTCTAGCGGAACCCGGAACAAGTACTAACTATGTTTCAGTTACCCCTAGTGGTATTTACGCATCATATTTAGATCTATCTGCAACAGGAGCTACTACTTCTGGTGCAGGGGGTATTGTAGCGACAGCAGTTGGTAAAGGTGTACTACAAGTATTACCTCCACAAGCTTTTAACTCGGTAAGAGTATTTGGCTCTGCCGCTGTAGATGTAATAGTTACATACGGAAATTTAATCACTCCGAATGATAGAGCAAGAGGAAATAAATCACAAGGATTATAGTTTAAATGGCAGTAAATGAGCAAAGCCCTTTGGGGATTGATCAAGGCTCTCTTGGAACTTCTAGTATAAAACTTAAGGAGTTCCAAGCGAGTGATGTTGTAGGTTTAAGTAATGGTGGAACTGGAGTTTCATCACTAGTTGATCTTAGTGCCCTCTTAAATCTTTCGGCGTTTGCTGGGGAGTCTTCTGATCACGGAGAGTTAGCGGGTCTAGGAGATAATGATCATCCTCAGTATACTCTAAGTTCAACTAACTCTACTCTAAGCTCTCTGGTAACTACTAACCAAGGACTAATGGAGAGTGCGTCTTCAACCGTATTTGATAACTCAGCAGTATGGGAAACCGTAGCTGCATTAAATGATATAAAAAATAACGGTCAATTAATGGCAAGAAAGACCTCTAACCAGACAACTACTACTTCATGGGTTACGCTAACCGCTTTTACTAATGTAGATGTTAGTGGAGGAGATGTGGCATTTACTATAGTTACAGGTGTTGTAGATATAAATACTGCTGGGCTTTATCGAATAGGGTATAACATCCTTGGAGAAAATACAGCCAATGGTAGAGCGGGATTAGAGAGTAAATTACAGGTTGATACTGGTGGAGGAGGAGGTTACGTTGACCTACCCCAAAGTATCTCTGGAAGTTATGCAAGGCTAGATGCTGCTCAAGATTTCGCAACCAACTCTTGTGAAGCTTACTTAAGAGAATGCACCGCATCTGATTCGTTTATACTTCAGGTGCAACACACTACTACTGCTTTAACTGTTACTGGATATATCTCCATAGAGAGACTTAATTAAAGAATCGTTCCATAAAATAATAATGTCACTACAAGAAACAAAACAAGAAGTTGAAAAACTAAGGAATTCCTCACATGATCATGCAAATAAAATCACAGTCAATTCAGGCAGACTATCCAATTTGGAAGAAAGAGTCACAGACTTGGACAGTGACATGAAAAATACGGAGGAGAGAGTACAAGAAAATACAGTATCTTTAGCTAGAGGCGAGGAAGTCATGGTCCAGCTTGAAAAAGCAACATATACCATGAATAAAACTGTTAATACTCTCCATGATACGGTGTTAACCATTGATCACTCTATGGGATTATTTGGTAAGTTTTTAAAGTATGGGATATTCCCTATTACTGTGTTCCTACTAGGAGAAACTTTTTGGGTCTTTATAACTCGATCACAGTAAGAACTAATCTAGAGTATGATTTTGCTTTAAAAGCTTTATGAGTCTCCAATTATGAGTCTCTTTTATAGCTGCTAACTGTCGAACTATATTTTCTAACTTTCGCAGAGAATCTTCAGTAATCTGAGGGTTCTCTGTTATATTATTTATATCGTTAGATATAGATCTTAATGTTTCAGTCTCTATTTCTCTAAACTTACCTAACTGCTTCTCTAGTTCAATCTTGTTCTTCATAATTTACTTTCTCTAGGACTTCTATATCATGTCCTTCTTTTTTATAATGGCTCTTTCTTTTCTTGGAATGCTTCTCTAAAAATTTGATATTTATGTCCATGAAATCATAAATATAAACCATTGTTTTTGACTCATGAGAGCGTAGTGCGCGACCTAATGCCTGTAGAGTTGCAATGTAACTTTGAAGTCCTCTGGCGTTAATCAAATGTGTGATTTCCTTTATGTTTACTCCCGTCTGTAGGATCTTAGTGCCTATTAAACAAGTATACTTACCAGATCGGAAATCATTGATAGCTTGATACCTTTCGGAGATGTTATCGTTTCCTCTAATATATTTAGAGTTAGGAATAGCTTTAGCTAAGGTTTTACCGTGTTCAATATTTTGAACAATAATAACTATACGGTTTGTCTTTATCTTTTGTGCCTTATCCGTAATAGTTTTTATTATACCGTTTCTAAACTTGTTCTGTATAATATACTTCTTGTAAATTTCTATGTAAGGATCATCATCATCGTAAACATGATCCTTATAATCAATGGGTATAAGTTGAATTAAAGGCTTAACAAGAGTTCCCTTCTCCACTAACTCCTGTGTGGTTATAATCTTACGCACAGGACCAAGCGCACCGACTAGATTATAATAAGGTATCTTATCTTTAGGAACAGTAGCAGTCATCCCAATTCTATAAGTAGCTGAAGGGAAGGACTCTATTGCAGCTATCCTAGTATCGCCATTAGCAAACTCATGGACCTCATCAATCATAAGTAGTTCAGTCTCTTCTAAGTGAGTATCTAGAATATTTTCTATGCTTTGTACTGTAGATAGCATAATATCCCCATAAAGGAAATCTTCCCCATAGTTTATACCAATATTCTTTAATTTGCATTCGTCAACAAAGAAATCATAAGTTTGTTTTAGGATTTGCTTTTCACTAAACAAAATGAGCATTTTCCTATTCCCTAGGGATTTAATAATACCTGCCATGATTACAGTTTTACCACTAGCTGTAGCTGATTCAATCACACAGTTTTTATCCTTTAAGGCAGTCTTAATAAGTTCTTCCTGATAATCGTAATATTTAAAACCCTTTATCTTTTTAAGTTTGGGGGTACTAGAATCAGAGTTATATCCCTTATATGACTTTATCTTAGGGATACAATCAATCTTCTTAAGCGTATTTAGGATATCCTCCAATAAACCGTTCTTAAAGTATCCTGCGGCAGTAATAAAATGCTTCTTACCGTCCCATCTACGTCTTCTATAAGCCTGTGAGTATTCCGCTCCTTTTATTTTTACTGCGTATATATCACATAGAGCAGCCAATAACTTAGGATTATCGGTGACTATTTTAGATTTTAATTTCCCAACTTCAATATACATACTATAATATAATAGTACTATATTAGGTACACAGACCAAATATTATGAAAGAACAAGACATTCCACAAGCTAATACTTCTCAAGAAGATATTATTGCAAACATTTTAGAATTCCTACCTGCTGAATGCGGTATGGAGGTTGATCTCCCCTCAAGGGGGCAATTCTACCAAAATAAACAAGGCAGAGTTACTGTTAAACCTCTTGATTTTGAAGGAGAGAAAAAGATATTATCCTTAAAAAGGTCAGATCTTAGCCCTATTGATGTACTATTAGATATGTGCGTAGAAGGTATTGATACACAAGATCTATGCTCTATGGATAGATTATATTTAATTCTTAAGATTAGAGAAGCTTCTCACGGAGAGGAACTTACAACTACAGCCTCCTGTAAGTACTGTGAAACAGAGGCAGAACTTAATATTATGCTATCTCAGTTAAATACTACTTATGTTCCCGAGGATATGACTGATCCTAGAACTATTCATTTAGAAGAGCTTAAAAAGGACATTGAAATACGAATGCCTAGGGTTAGGGACGATAAGCACCTTAAATCTCCAGACATGGTTATGTCTAATTTATGGAGATTTGTAGTAAGTATTGACGGAGTTACATCCTCTCCTATTATCTCTCAGATTATCCCTAAACTTCCCACAAAAGATCGTCATAAGCTAATTAAAGAGATTATGAATATAGATTATGGGGTAGATACCAAAGTAAAGTTTGAATGTGATGAGTGTGAAAGGGTAAATATTATAGACCTTCCTCTCACAGAAGATTTTTTTACCGTGAAGTAATAAATCAACGTGAGCTAAATGATTTATTACAAGAAGCTTATATCCTAGTTCACAGGCTGGGCTTTTCGTACTTTGATGTAAAAGGTCTTACGAGACTAGATAGGGCCATTTTCTTAGGCATGTATAAGGAAGAACTAGAAAGAGAAGAGAAACTATACTCATGAAAGTAAACTCAGTTGAAGTAATTGAACGTCATAATAGACCTGATGTTCTACAGAAAGTAGGGCTTAGGACCTTATTCTATAATGACGGTGTTCTAGTTGATCCCTACGAGATTAGCTCAGTTACCGTATTCTCTAAAGATGCTAACTTTAGTCCTAGTACTATACTAGATGGTAATAACTTAGATAGCTCTGCCGCATCTGCCCTTGTTCATATGGGCTTCGGAACTTCTGCTCAGTTAACATCTAACTCAGTCTTTGATGCAAGTAACTATACTGCGGGGACTACTGCTAGTGGAATCTTTAAAGTAGGTACTGGGGATTATGTAGTTATTCTAGACGGTACTTTAAATCTATCTGGAGAATATGAGGGAGTTGTTACTAGCAACTCTGCATCTGTTACAAAAGAATACATTGATGTTTGGACTGTTAAGATGGCAGCGGGATCATCTTACAAAGCTCTGATTGGTGAGTTTGAGTTATTTGACGATACATTCTTTACTACTACTGAGCCTCTAATCCTTAGTACTACTACTAAGCTAATCAAGAAGCATTTCAAACTAGGAAGTAAAGAGAAGCTGAGGGTAACGTCCCAAATCAATCTAGAGAATGAAATGGATCTAGCTATGCAGAATATCTTTAAAGATTCTGTTCTGTCAGACGCTAAGTTCAGGATAGTTAAGCTAAATGAAGGATCTCATCTAGCTAATCATGTGGAAGTGTCAGGATTCTCTGATACATCAGGTTTAATTGATATTACATCCAATAATGATATGTTACTGCTTTGGAATACCAATGACCTAAAAACTCACGCTAAAACTCTTACAGGTGAACTAGGATCTATCACAGGCACGTATATGCTACAGGTACAATATAATGTGTTAGATGAGATTGTTCAATCTCCGGACTTCTACTTTATAGTGAATTAATAGAGATATAATAAAAATCATAAAGCACAGTGTTGTTAGTGATATGCTTTAACAAGTCAATATCCTTCTCATGTGCTTCACACCAATCCTTGCAGTTATCAGGAGGAACGGTAATAAAAAGGCTATTCATGGATAGCCTTTTTCGTGTCTTCTCTAACCGTTCTAGAGCAATGATACCAGCAGGATCAGTATCAAACCCCGATACTAATCTTCCACCATACTCTTTAAGCATTTCTAATTGAACGTTAGAGCAACTTGCACCGAAGACACAAGTGGAGTTAACTCCTTGTAGTTGTAGAGCTATAGCATCGAAGATACCTTCACAGATTACTACATAAGGTTCACCGTAATCAAAAGGATATAAAATATGAGAAGCTTTAGTAAACTTCTCTCTAGGAGAGTGCATGTATTTTATTACACTTCCCACTAAGTCTCTAGCAGTCCAGAAGAACATTTCCCCGTCTTCCATTAAAGGAATTATAAGCCTTCCCTGATTATCCCCTTCTTTAGTAATATAATACTTTTGAGCGGGAATATCATTAGAGAAATCAAACAGTTTGCGGTCCAATAAATAGGTAAAGGCTAACTGTACATCGGGATCTGTATTCTCTACATCATTAAGTGTAATCTCGATCCAATCCTTAGGAATGCCTGTAGATTTACGTATAACCTCTTCTTCCATAGGCTTAGAGCTTAGAAGATCAATACCGTCTAAAGACTTATAAAGAAATCTGCGAACTGCTTGTTTATACGTAACCCTTTCAAGATGACTGTATAAATGGAATATATTGCCTTGGCGTGATGTGGTTCCAAATACTCTCCATAGCCCCGTACTAAGATTAATACTAAATCTAGGTTTTTCATCACCATCAGGAAAAGGAGAGTTAGTTACAAGTTCGTTGGTGTAAAGTTTGTAGTCATGGAACTTACTAAAGATATAATCTTCTATAAGAGATTCTGGAATATCATATTTCATTTTGAAAACAAGGGGCATTGATTTTTAAATTGACACCAATTGCAATACTCGTTCTTCTGTGGGCAAAGCTGATCTTTCTTTAGTTTTCTAATCTTCCACATTTTATCTACCATCATTCTTTGGTAGTTATTGATCTGAGCGCGACTGTATTGGATAGTAACGAAGTTGTCTGTTACAGGATAATAGTGGGCGCAGACTATATTTTCTGGCAAAGCGTTGTATTGTTTTGCGATAGCATAAGCGTACCCCATCATCTGAGTATCGCTGTATAGGTCGAATTGAGACTTCTCACGCTTACTAGTCTTATAATCAATAACGAGGTAGCCTCCTGCGGTCCCCTGTACTACTCGGTCAATGATTCCATTAACGGTCATATCAGGTCCTATTTCGGCTTGATATCTAAGTTCGACTCCTACTGTCTTAGAAAGTCCTGCGTTGAATCTGAGGAAGTTTATAAGACATTTTTCTATTTTCTTCTCAGAGTATTTCTTAGGGTTGAAAGGGTACTCAGATCTAACACCCTCAGCAATAACCTGAAGTTCTGAAACAGAGTTCTTTTCGTATCCGTCTTCTAGAATCCTATGAATAAAAGATCCAAAACGAAGAGCATTCATATCCTGATCAGGGTCTGGATCAGCCCTTTCTACATATTGCTTCTTATACTTTAGTTTACATTGATCGAATGTAGTTAGTTTCGAGTTACTTAACGTGTTACAGAATACCAAGTCTTCCTCCTATAATGGGTTTATATATTTCTATATCTATGGATTCAAAGAAGTTTTTAACTTGAGTCTCTGAATATTTACATTTGTTTGTTAAGTACTTGAATAAGTCATTAACGTGCATTGGCCTCTTAGAATTTAAAGAGTGCAGTAACCTAAATTGAAAATGTTTAAGAAACTGCACTGAATACTTCATGGACCACTTATCTATAAATTCATTAGAAACCGTAAAGTTTATTAAATCTAGGATTTCTAATAGCTCTATATCTATGTTATTGTATTGCATATGATTTTAAATAGTAACCTTTTTTTTCTTTAGGGTTATTTTACTGTTTAGTATATTCCAAACATAATCTATTAGGTCTAATATATATTAGTGGACACGGTTTTAAAAAATCGTACAAATATCGAAAAACATGCCAAAATCCAATAAAAAACGATTAAACCTGAGACATCTAGGCTTTAAGACTAAAACTATGACCTCTAAGAGAGCGAGTAAGTCTTCCGCTATGATATCGCCCGGAGACATAATTATGTTCACCTATCCTAGAAAGCTAGGAAATTACTTGGATATGCCCATACCCGTTTTAGCTCTAGTTGTAGCAAGAAAGGGTAAAGGAGGGTCATCTTTATATATTAGTGGTAAGAAAAATAAACTTTTATCTGTGTTCGATATTAGTGAAGCCAGCCCAGAAGTTGTGAAAATAATAATAAGAGAGCTATATAAGAATAGAAGAAGATGTACTTATTCTATTGTAAAAGGGCTCGTATCCATATTGGGTCCAGATACTTACAGAACTTTTAATGCTAAGAGAGTTAGCACCTTATATGAAATTTTCCTTAACTAATGGCAAAAAAAAATAATAGCGATGTCAACGAGGCAATCAACGCGGCAGCGTTAGCTAGACAGATAGCGGTATACGGAAAGATAGCAGATACCTTAATTGCCTCTATAGGCTCTGCTGTAGACTCATTTGACAAATACCAAAAGCCTTTACTAGGTTTAGGGTTATCTTTAGATAGCGTCCCAGCGTCAATAAAACAGGCAGCGATGGATATACCCGTTGGTCTTAATGATGCTATGGGTACTATTACAGAATCTTTCCAAGCAGGATTGTTCGCTGTAGATAAAAGTACTTTAACCTTAGCAGGAAGGATGAAAGCGACAGGTGAGAACTCTATGCTACTATTTAAGAGCATTAGATCTCTAAATGCTGTAATGGGCGAAAACACAGAAAACTTGTCAACCAGTTTGCGTGAAACTTCAGATTCATTCCATATAAGTACAACTTCTCTTATTACTGTACTTACCTCATTAGAGTCTGTGTTTGAAAAAACTCGTACTTTAGCTGATACGGATAGCCTTCAAAAGATGATTACTAATTTTACGGGGGAAGTTGGAGCAGGACAGGAAAAGAATGTAACTAGATTATTTACTAGTTTGATTGACCCGTCTATAAAATCTCTAACGCAAGCTACTCTCTTAGGACTAGAGGATTTTAGAAAATCAGCCCTAACTGACCCAGGAAGCGTAAACGAAAAAGATCTTATGGCTCTAATGCCTCAGGCAGTACAAAGGATGGAGGATTTTATTGGAGATAGTATATTAATGCAAGACGAATCTGCAACTATTTTCGGTGACATGGGACTTTCCCTAGGAAGTCTACAAAACTCACTAAAATCTATGAGTGCTGCTCAAAAAGAATCTCTTGCATTAAATAAAGATTTTGGTACTTCTTGGAATGCATTTAAGGGCGAGTTCCTAAAACCATTACTTGACATAGGTGTAAAATCAATGAACTTTATGATGAAGGGTTTTAACTTACTTGGTAAGTATTTGACTTCTCTCATAGCTCTAGGTACAATTATAGCAGGTTATAAGAAGGCAGAATTCTTATCCAAAGGAGTATCTAAAGCGGGAGGGGTTGCTTTTATGGGATTAGGTAAGAGAATATTTGCACCTATACTTGCTGCCCTTGTACCTTTGGCAGGAATACTTGCACCTATTATAGCAATTGCTTCTACTGTGACTCTTATATATGGACTTTTTAATTTGTTTAGTGATAATAAGAAAAAAGAGGCAGATGAAGCAGCATTAACAAGTCAAAAAAGTATCGCAGATATAAAGTCTAGATTCTCTGAAACACTTAAGGACGAACTTTCCGGAGTTTTATCTTTCATTCAGCTAAATAGCTCTAGTCAACTTGATGCACTAACGAACATTAATGAGGCAATACACTTAACAGGTAATGAGACTGCTGCCTCAGTACGGGAAAGTAAGAGCTTTATAACTAGAGCAATGTTAGAGGGAGCAACAACAACATAATGGCAAAATCCGAAGATAGACAAGGAATCTTATCATTCCTTTGGTTCTGGTTCTTCCAGCATGGAAAGACTAGCCCAGTTAAAATAAAATTACCTTTCATTGAGAATATTGATGTAAAGGAATCACAGAAAGCAAACCTAGTAAAGTACCAACCTTTAGGAAGGGCAGGAAGTCTGTTCACTTATACGGGAGCAGAATCTAGAAAGCTTAAGTTATCATTCAATTTCACCTTTGATAATGTGACTAAACTTAGTCCTGAAATGCCTTATGCCTATATTAAAGGGCCTAACTGGAGCGATTTCTCGGACGAAGAACAGTTCTTTGACCCATCTAATCAGGTTAAAAGTGATGCCTATGAAGCCTTCTCAAGAATAGATAGCGAGCGGAAAGACAACGAAAGAGACAATTATACTACTCAGATTGTAATGTACTGGGTAAACCTTATTAGGTCATCTGTCTTAAATAATGTAGAAGACCCCACTCTACCTCCTCCCCTTATTAGATTATCACATGGAACTATGTATAGAAACGTTCCGTGTATCTGTCATGCTTATAATATTTCTCATGAGGAGAATGCTGGTTATGAGAGAGCTTCATTCCTACCTCGCAGAATCAAAGTTAGTATGGATCTTAGTGAAGTTAGACTTGATCAGCTTAATTCTGACTCTAAATTCAAGGAGACTGATATTCTTACTGAAATTACTACCGGAGGTTCTGATAAACTTAAAGGATGGGAAACTGTTATCAGAGGTGAAAGTTTAGATCCTTCAATGAAAACAGTAGTAAGTATACTTAAAGGAGAATCAGTAGATGTATTTGACACAACTAATCCCTTAGGAGGACTAGGTTAATGAATATAAAAAGAGAAATTATAACACATAAAGGGCATAGAGTAAGCACTTCTATCCTAGGAAATCAGATAAATGAAACCAATGAAGGTTATAGAACGGGAATAGTTCCACCTAATTTCGAACATAGACCTGACTTGATTGCCAAAGTCTTCTATAATAAACCAGAGATGTTCTGGAGATTGATGATTATCAATGGTGTATCTGATCCATTTGAAGGCTTTAACTCTAACGACATTATATTTTTGCCATGAACCCGTATGTAGGTGTACCGTATGTATATGTCTCTAGAAATAGAGAAAAACTTGAGTCTTTACTTGAGAGTGGGAAAGCTCCATCTAAAAAGGATGGGCTAAAACTTTCCTCAGGTGACAAGAACTTCTTATCATTCACTTCAGAGTTCAGGCATGAGTCTGCTAGTGATAGTGCCATTATAGCCACGTTAGAACTTATAGATACAGACAGAAAATTTGAAGAATTCTTCATAGAAGATGCTTTAGTAATAGGTGCTAGTTATGGTGTAGTTTATTACTTTGCTTTTGGTATGGGTAATGGACCTTCTCCTATACATGCTATGACTCTTATAGGATTAGTTAATAGAGATGATAATAGTGGTTTACGTAAGATCGTAATGAGGTTTGTCACGGGAGCAGGGGGAAGTCCTTATGATTATAATCAGAAAGGTCTACAAAATAGTGAATATACTACCTCTAAAGATTTAAAGGTAGAGTTATTTAGTGCTGTAGAAAAGAGTCCCTCGGATGGAAGAATATGGACTACTGAAGGTAGAACTATAACTGAATTTAACTATCTATATGAACAAAGTATAGAGAAGTTAGCAGCTAGGTACACAGATAAACCAGTTATTGTTTTACTACCTTCTTTAAAGCACCACCTAAATAGGTTATCAAAAAGGCAGTTTAAAAACTGGTGGGTTAGTTTTATTAGAGGTAAAACTCTTACAGAAGATTATAACATAACAGTAGGCTACTTTAATAGTTTAGGATTTGAAGTAGCGCATAAACTTATAACTACTATTGATGTCCCCGCGTCACCAGGCATGTCTTTTGTAGGAGGTGAGAAGACGAGGACATACAAAGAATTTGATAAGGATGAAAAAAATAAACCTATTTACGTAACTTGGAATGATGATATAACTAAATCAGGAATTTCATTAAAAGCTGCCGTAACTGATATATTCTCTAAATTAAATGAACTATCGGATTACGTTTTTGAGTTAGATATGGTATGGGTATCTGATCAAAAAGTTATTCAAATTTTAAATGGTGGTGAAAGTTCAAATGAAAGGGTGAGATCCACACTTCAAAATTCTCTATTTCCCTCCATATATAATTCTTGGAAAAATAACGGATATTCTTTACCCTCTGAGGTTTTAGTTATCGGGGATAAGAATACTATAAACTCTGTTCTATATGGGGCTGAAACTAATATACTAGTAAAGAAAGCTATTATAAATACTGAAACAGAGCAACCCGAATTTGACGAGTCAGGAAATGCCTTATTTTCATCGTCAGAAGTGCCTTTGGATATAAAGAACTATACTACTAAAGGTATGCATAAGGAGCTATGGGAATACCATAGTAAAGTTTTAAGACCTACTAAAAACGATTCTATTTTCAGAGCGTTCTTTAATCATGATAAGGAAGTAAAAGCATTTATAAAAAATGCTTTAGATACTACAGGTCACGGTGACGCTCTTGATGATATGTTAAGTACTATTCCATTACTTAAATATAATGAGAAAAATTCTAATATCCTTAATATGACTGTACAGAAAGATAATCAATTCTTTGCTACTTTACTTTCAATATACTCTAACTTGTCTAAAGCTAAGGAAGATTTAACAGACATACTTGAACCTTTTCTAATATCTAATAAAGTAACTCCTAACACAAATACTAATAGTTTAAATGGGGATGAGATTAAGAATAGAGTTTTAGAACTTTATATTTTAGCTAAATATAATAGTCAACTATTTACAGTTAGAGTAAAAACTCTACCCTTATTTACTTTCTCATCTCCTGCTATTGTGGGTACTGGATTGATGGGCATGATAGGTAATGGATTAAAGATATCAGGTAAGTACAACTTAAAGCCAAGTCCATTAGATAGAATCTATACAGGACTATGGAATATTTTTGGATACAAACACGTTATATCAAGTAGAGAAGTTTATTCTGAGTTTACCTTAATAAGAAAGAACGCAAATATGTTTAACTCTGGATTTGTACAAGGTCAGTTTAAGGAGCAAGAGGATGCTAGACTAAAACGTGAAGAAGAAGAACTTAAAGAAAAATTAGACTCTGCCTCTCGTTCTCAACACAATACATATTTTGAGAAGGTCGAGCCCTGGGAAAACTAATGATTATTAAAAAAGTAAAAATAGTTCACGAAGGGGATATATCTGAAAATGGTATGCTTGATGTAATAGATGCTGATACGGAGGATCCGATGACGATCTTTTATACCACCCCCTTTGGAGCAACTAAGCATGGAGGATTTGTAGCTATACCGATATTCGGTCAACTATGTCTAGCCTGTTCACCAGACGGTTCGGATAATTCTTGGTATTATATGTCTTCTATTTATGGTAAAGATACTATCCCTAATGTAGATATGGGAGAGGATGTTGAATATTATTCCCCTGGAGATTTAGCCACAGGCGATAAGGATACAACTTTACCTAAAAAATCCAACCCTTATAATAAGCTAGGTATTCCCGATAAATACTCATGGATTACTCCTGCTGGAAATGGAATTGAGTTAAGGGACGGTAATGCTAGTGGTAGTAATCCTGCTGTTACTCTTAAAAGCCAAAAAGGTAAGATAATTCAACTTAACGATGGGTTTGAAGGAGACGCTATTGTCATTCAGAATGAGCATGGCGACAGAATATCAATAAATAATAGGTTTAATTGTGAGTCAGGAGCTAGAGGTATTACTCTTATATGTAAAGGTAATATTCACATGGAGGCTTCTAATGAATCCTTAAATCTTAAAGTTGTACAGGGTAAAGAGATTCACATTGAAAACTTTTCTCATAATGCAAATCAGGCAGCTAATATTAATATAACATCCCATAATGGAGATGTTAATCTAAATGCTTATGGTAAGGATAGTGAGATAAATCTAATTACAAAGCATACAACAGCCCCTATTAATCTTAAATCAGGTGGCGATATTAATTTAGAGGCCGAAGGAAGCGTAAATATAAAAAGTAAAGGAGATATATGTTTAGCTTCTATAGCAACTACTATATTTGAAAGCCCAAGTTTCCTTTTTAATAATGTAGATCTGGATACGGCAATATCATCGGCAGCAGCAGACATGCCCATGCCTTTACTATATGGATTACTTCCTGTAACATTAGTAAGTGATTTAGAGGATGATGAAGTGGACGAGATTCATTTAACTCACCCTCTTGTTTCCCTCAGCATACCGTTCCCATTTTCTCCTGTAGATGGTATTGCTACTATTAATGATTCAGAGATTATAACTTATAAAACAGCAAATATTAAAGATGGTATTTTATATGAGATAACTAGAGGAGCATATGGAACTAAAGCCGAGAAACATTCAGCAATGGATTCTGTATACTCTTCTTTTGCAAACAAATATTATTCACTAATATTCCCTGAAAACGACTACAATAATTAATTATGTCAGACTATCAAAAATTCACAGAAGAGTTTAGTACCTTTGGTAAAGATCTAGACACTATAGATAAGATTACAAGTGAAGCGGATATATTCGCAAACATTAACACTATTTTTGGTGTGCCTATGTGTGCATTAGATATGGTTAAAAGTGCAGCTATTGGATTACTGCCTAATACTTTTTTAATAAATGTTTCTGATAAATTTAAAGAGGGTAAGGACTCTGCATACAATTCCAAAAACTCCGAAATTCAAAATGTATTTTTACAAAATGGATTATACACCTATGACCCAGAAACGGGTAAATTCTCTTGGGGCAACAAGAATGAGAATAGTAAAATAGATAAAGATGATATAGGATTCTTTGAGGAAATGAGTGGCGCACTCGCTGATATTCAAGGGAATGTTGATTTTTATGTAGACATGATTCAGGGTACAGTTGAGCAGATTGAAAACGTGATGGATTGTGTATCTCAATATATGGCTTGGAATGCTAGTAAAGGATTAAAAAAGCCCTACTTTGATTTTGGTGGGGGTACAGAGAAGGCATTAAATAATAAGATAGATGAGCTTGATAATTTTATCGCTCAAATGGAAGAAGGAATGATTGCAATTAATGTTGAGCTAACTAAAAGAGCATTAGACCCCACAGCAGAACCTTTACTATTAAGTTCAAGTAGTATAGAAGTCGATCCCTCTCCTTTCCGATTAGTATACGGACCGCCCAAATCAACCACTGGGCAATTCGTTTTATCTATTGATGGTATTTATTACGATTCCCAGTCAGGTGGAATTCCTTTCTTAGATGTAGACGAGTCAACCTTTATGGCTTCTGGTGAGTTCCCTGATGAAGAAGACAAGTGGAAACTTAAGTATCACCCTAGTCTTGGGGGTAAAGGCGAAGTTATTACTATTGAATCAACTAAGGAATATGTAGATACTGTATTTTCACTAGAAGTTATTGATGATTCTTTAAGTATACAAAAGTTTTATGATACTGATCCTCTTCTTAATAAAATTATTGGACAGAAAAATATAGAAGTATCCACATTAAAGAATCATATAGATGAATTATTAGTAACATACTCTGAAGATTCAGCCCTTGTAGTTAATGGTAGGCAATCACTTCAATCCATAGCTGCTAAGTATAGTGAGAAGATTAATAAGCGTAAGAAGCAAATCGAACTATACGTAAAATTTGAGCCCAATGTTAAGGGTGGAGACTCCATTCCTGTAAACGATTTTACTTATATTACTAATGAAGCTATAGTTCCTGAACTAGCTAAACAAGAGAAACTTATTTTTAGACAAGGTGAACTGGACGGTGTTGTACTCCCAGTTAAGCCCAAGTTCGTAAAAGCTATAGATTCACATAAGGTATCAAGCTTCGCTCATCTATCTGTTGGAGATATTGGAAGCGGTGAAGTAATTAATATGAGTAACTATGATTCCTCAACCGGAACACTTATGAATCTTACAGATGAAATAACATCTGATGGACTTATATCTGTATATAACTTCCTTCAATCTAATATAGGAAGTATTAAATCTAGTTATGATTATAAGGATTACAAATCAATTAACTCCGCGTCTGAAGATAACTTTTCCCAGATAGTAGGTGATAGTTCTGCACTCTTCGTAAGCGGATTAAGTATCCCCTTTATTGATGGCATATATAGCAGTTCTTATATGCTCCTTCCAGACACAGCAGAATTTCAAGATCTTACTTATAAGAAAGCAGGTTTCACAGTAGACTTGTGGACACATATGGATAATCTTAACAATGCAGCATCATGGGGAGATAAATCTTATAGAAGGGTCCTTCTGTCTTGTGATAATGTCGGAGGCACTGCAAACGATTACACAACTAGCACCCTAATTCTTGAGAAAGACTCAACTAATGTCAGAGGACTACAGATGGGCTTTGCGACTCACAGGCAACTCGGGAAAGGTCTTCCTGTAAGCGAAGTGGACGCTGATAATGGGCCTGACGATCAACTTGTGTTTTATATGGCCCCAACCCAATCTTATGGTACATCTAGTGTAGGCTTTACTAATAAAACTGATAATAATGATTGTATCATAACTGAAAATGATCTTAATGGTATTGTAGTTGATACTTCTACTGTTGTGGGTGGGGTACAGTTTAATGATGCTTCTGGTGCATTTGTACATATAGCAGTAAGTGTAAATCCTTTAGATAACTTAGTAAAAGTTTATTTAGATTCTGTATTAATGACATCTGGTACAATGAATGAAGTATTTGGTGTAAAGGATTATTCTACTGCTCAACTACCAAGTATTAGTGTTAGCGGAAGTTATAATCCTGTAACGGGACCTCCTTTAAATCCTTCACTATTTACTCCTTGGGTAGTAGGAAGTAGTTTTGTAGATATACAGCAAGGATTAAATTCAGGATATAAAGCCCACATAGGAAGTTTGAAATTTTACTCAAGATCTCTAGATAATAGTGAGATCCTAGCAAACTTTAATGCACAAAAAGGATACTTTAAAAACATATCAATCTAATGGCAACAATCAGTTACGGCAAAAAAGTTAGTGTAGAGGCTATAAACTCTCCTAAAGCAACTAAAAAGAAGCTTTTTGGTCTTTCATATCCGTTTAGACCCTCCGCAAAAGGGTATATGACTAAACAGACAGGCACTATCTTAATACGAGGAAATATATCACAATTATTAAAAACTTCTATAGGAGAGAGGGTAATGCTTCCTGATTACGGAACTAACTTAGAACGTTTCGTATTTGAGCCACTAGATGAGACAACAGCAGACCAGATTAGAGATCACGTATTAGAAGTTTTAGCTGCTTATGCTCCTGAAGTTGATGTTGTTAAGTTTGGTGTTTTTGAGGCATCCAAAGTAAACTACAGAGGTCTTTCTGGATTTGTAGTAAAACTAGGACTTAAAATAAGAGATACGGGTCAAACTACAGACCTTGAGGTAAAAATAGGATAATGACTACTAATTTAACAACAACATCTGACTTTATTAAGCTTTTAGCTAATAGAGATACAGAAAAGATTGAATTTATTGACTTCGCAGCGACTGACTTTAACTCGTTACTAACTGCGCTTACGGATTATGTGAAAGCATTCTACCCCCAGGATTATAATAACTTTTCCGAATCTGACTTAGGAGTATTTCTTATTGAGCTTGTAGCTTACATGGGTTCAGTAATGTCAATGAAGGCAGATATGCTTGCTCATGAAAACTTCCTTCAAACAGCTAAGAATAGAAACAACGTAAGAAAATTACTTGAGCTTGTGGGTGTTTCTATGAAAGGACCTATTTCGGCAGTAGCTAATGCAACTTTAACTTTAGACGCTTCATCTGGAGAAGACATTAGTATTCAACCTGCTAGTAGAGCTATAGTGATAACTTCCCCTGAAGATAAGGCTCCTCTTAACTATACCCTTTATAAAACTGTAAACGGTGTAATTGATGATGTAAACTCTGATGGGGTTATTTCTCTTGCGGTAGCTGATTCTGAATCTTCTGGATCACTAATATGGAATAATTTAGCCTTACTTGAAGGATCTTTAATTAGTCAAAGTGGAGTATTTACTGCTGACAATACAATTCAAACTATCGCATTAACTGAAACTCCTATTGCGGAGAAGAGTGTTCAAGTTTATATCGGTCATGGGTCTTCTGCTTCTGGAGCTTGGGTTGAGGCAGAAAATCTTTACTTTGCATCAGGAAGCGACGATAAGATTTTCCAAGTATCTTATAATGATGACTTTACATCTACAATAACCTTTGGTGACGGAAACTCAGGAAAGAACGTTCCAGCAGGAGCAACTTACCAAGTGTTCTATAGAGCAGGGGGTGGATCAAGAGGTAATATTTCTAACGGATCTATAAATACAATTATATCAACTGGTGGTACATCAACAGAACATCCTGGGGTAATGTCAAATAGTTCTATTGCAACAGGTGGATCGGATGCTGAAAGTGTGGAATCAGCTAAAAAATATGCTCCGTTAACATTTAAAACACAGAATAGATTAGTAACTCTTGAGGATTATAACACTTTCGCTAATACGTTCATTGGTCCTACGGGATCATCTGCTAAAGCCACGGTAGCAACTAGAAAAGCTTATGGCTCTGCTAACATTATTGACTTTTATCTCCTTGAGAAAGCTAGTGATATTCAACTACAGAAAGCTAGTGTTAGTTTCAAAAACGCTATGATTGCTGAGATTGAGCTTAAAAAGATGATAACTGATGAAATTGTTATTGTTGATGGTCTTATTAGGACTATTGATTTATCTATTACACTTAAAATTGATAAATTTATTGGAAGAAGAGAAGAGGCTATTAAGGCATCTGTAGCCCAAAAGGTACAAGATTACTTTAAAGCAGACAACAGAGATTTTGGGGAAGACTTATCTATTGGTAGTTTAAATAGAGTTATCTTCGACGTACAGGATGTAAGATTCGCTACGATTGACAACTTTTCTGATGACGTAACTATTGAGTTTAATGAGATTATTCAACTAAACAACTTAACTCTCACAATTAATAAAGTCTAATGGCTAAGAACTACTACAAGAGAAACTACGTAGATGTAGTAGAAATCATAACACCTAACTTCTATCTTGATGAAGATATTAGTGCAAGTGGAATGGAGATTGATCCTATTTTACAGGTTATTAATGGTCATATATTAGCCGCTAATAATATTAGTTCTATTATACCTTCTCTTACGGTAAGTTCTTTAGCTGCAATTTCTCCTTATTTTATTAAACAGAATAAGCTTACAACTATTAATACTTATGATTTTCAAAGTTCAATCCTAGATAATTTGGGAGTGAAGATCGGAAACTTTGAAAGTAGCGCAGCATTCAAAACTTATCTAGATGACACTTTACTTCCTACTATTAATACAGGAAGTCCTACATCTTATACAGACGCATACTTAATAGATAATTTATCATGGGTATATTTCCTTAATACTTCTGGAGATACATATGATCCTTCATCGGATATTGGCACATTAATAGCTGAAAAATTATTCTCTAACAAAGAGATTACAATTACAGATGGTATAGAGTTATTCACAAAGTATATATGGAAAAACTATAGTACCTTATCCGCTATTGATTCTACTATAATTCCTGATGATTTTGTACAAGGTACTGAAACTTATACAAGTGGAGATCAAGGATTAAACAATATTACTACTCTTGTAAAGCTAATTTACAATATTTCATACGCAGATAACTCAGACACTAAAGTTGGGGAGTTATTTACTGATTACATTGCCACTGGATATTTATCAAAGGATACAATAAGTAAAGGAGCTTTCTTTAGATTTCTTAGATCTATTGCCACAGCTATATCAGATGTTAATGATCATGTAGAAGATATTGAAGCCATCTACAATATTGAAAAGTGCCCTTCTTATCAATTACCTCTTATTGCTAATCTTATTGGATGGAAGCTTTTTGGGGAGAATGATCTAAATCATAGACTACAACTGAGAAACGCTGTCTCAGTTTATAAAAGGAAAGGTACTAAAGCAGGTATACAACTAGCTATTGATTCAGTCCTGCCTTCTAATACGTTTGAAGTATCTTCTATCGTGGATACATTATATGAATCGTATCTTCCCAATCTTATTCAATATGCCTTAGTAACTGATTCAAGTTCATTTGATTCACTCTCAACTTGGACTAAGGAATTAGCTGTAAAGACAGAAGTAGTACATTACTCCTATAGTGATATTACAGAGAATATACAGCATGTAGTAGATAAAATTATACTTGATTTATACTTAAAGTTCCCCGAGAACTTTATTTTTGATAATAAACTATTCGATCCAGAAGCCTCCTACTCATACAGGGGAAAGGTATTACCTATTCCCCCTTATGATGACGAGAAGTTTTATGTACAGTGCCAATTAACAAAGGAACTACTAAATTATTTACACAGTAGATTAACTTGCTTTGGGGTAACGGAGTCTTTTGCTACTCAAGTTACTAATTATATTAAGAATAATACTATATTGAGTAAGGATAGACTTTCAATAGATGGGACGTTTATGTTTCATACTAGTTCTTATCAATCACCCCCTAACTATGATGACGTTGTAGCTAGTTTATCAGTGAAAGATATTAATAGTATGGGTCTATGGAATGCTAAATCATCTCACTTTAATGTATTTCTTGATACTAGTTCTTATAACTTCTCCTCTCTTAACTTAGCTTCGGATACTGGAGAAGCTATTGTTGAGTTAGCCCGAACAGTAAACGATTTCTCTCCTGCCCACTCTATACCTGTAGTTGATTTATTTACGAATATTACGGATACTGTAACGTACTTAGGTTACTTTTGTAACAGGGTTGATGTAGCCTCTAAAGAGTTTGTATCTTATACTTATGGGTCTTCTGCTGTAGATATGAGTGCAGGAGCTTCTACATTCCTAAGGGCATCCACAGACCAATTTACTGATTCTTTACTTAATTCTTCTGTAGCAATATCATCTCCTAGAAATGCTGTTAGGAGAAGAAACCTTAAAAACTTATTAGAGCATAAGAGTAGTTACTCCAGAACGGGATTTAATCAGCCTGTAGCTGTAGAACCAAGTGCAACTGCATACAATGGAATTACATTAGGGTTTATTCCATCAAGTCTATCCTTTGCTGATACGTCTATTATAAACTTAAAAGGGGTTTATAATATATGTAATAAACTTACATCTGATAATTCTTTCTTTGGCGTGGATGTAAGTAACTGTTCCCCCCTAAGAGGAGTTGCTGATATTGAGGTTTCTTCTTGCTTACAATACGTTATACATGGAGATACTGATGAATATATTGCACTTATTCACAAGTTATATTGGGATAAACTAGTTCAACAGGGAGAGTATATCGTAGAACATAATTACGAGCCTTTCTTTGCGTCAAGTGTTTGGGAGAAACATTCTCATAATCAAGCTGCGATTTTAGCATCTACTTTAGTATCTGTAGAGGACTTTGAATTAGGTTCGCCCATCCATAGACTTTATAATGATTATACTGATAAGTTTGGTAAGCACTCACTTACATCTTTCTATAAAAATTATCTAGACGGAGGAAAGGATATATTTTCCCATACATTTGGAAAACTATTCTTTAACGGTAATTTAGAAACACTAGGAATAGAAACTAGCTATCAAACTACATCTTTAAGGGATATTAAAGAAATCTCTGCTAATGAAGGGTCAGGCTTACTTAGTGAAACAGGGTCAAATACTTATGTAGCTTCATCAACTAGCTCAGTTTATGTGGATAACTTTGAACTTCGTAACGCTCATGTGGTCAGCGGGATTGAGCTAGTAACCACTTCTGCTACATCTAATAATAACGTATTTGAATACATAGCATTACCAAAAGATCTTACGAAGAGCCATATCTATAGCACTAACTTCATTACATCTAAAGCTATAAACGGTTTCCCTAGAATACGATTTGACTTATCAACTTATGTGGATAACTTACTTACTCCTGAACATAACTTTAGTATTGATATTAAATCAACTATTCTTAATACTGAAAATAAACTTATCGGGGGAGCAACAATTGGAGTATGGATTCACACTAGAGAAGTAAACGGTTATATATGGACATTTACGCCTGACAATGAGTGGGTAATGCTCAGTACTGACTCATTAACTAAAGAGTCTGTGTTAAGTAAATCTCATAAAAAGATAATTGAAATAGCACCCGCTATTTCATTAGATAATTGCTTAGGCTCAATTGACTCTTTTACTAGTAAGAAACTTACTATTTTAAATAAGGATAATTTTAATACCTTCTCTATAAACTTTAATACTAAAAATAGTCCTATTAGTGTTCCGGAAGTGTATTATAGTAAAGAAGAACAAGTTCATATTGATTCTCAGAATTATTTCGTTGAAGTGTTTATGCTTCCCTCTACAAACAATACAGATAAACTATTTGTTCTTGAGGAAATGAAGGTTACAGACACTACAAATAAAAGTAGAGCCTCTATTAAAAATGATTTCACGATTGACTCCTCTGGAATAAATAGTAGTGGAATAGTTGTTGTGAATGGAACCTTACCTATACAAGATACTATAGAACTAGAGATGGAAGAGCTAAAAATAATATTTAATTACTTTAATAGTATTGCAATAGACAATGCTTCTAGAGTAATAGCTGATACTTCTGCTTTAATGTTGGGTAGTGGTGGAAGTAGGATTAACTACAGAATCCACCCTGATTGGATATCAACTGCTTCTAAATCAGCAAACTCACAATATGTAAGCTTGGATATAACAGACTAATGAAAGGCATAGTAGAAATTTATAGTAAAGGTAAGCTACTAGTTAGTGAAAATATAACCTTGGATAAAGCGGGTGAAAATATCGCTGACTTCATGACCCTTAGCCCAGACATAGTAGATATAACTTCTGCCTCTGCGTTATTGGACACATCTAACTACACTATCCAAGCCATCTCATTTGGTAAGGATGCATCTGCATTTACACAGAATGCTCATAACCTAGCTACAATTTCTGAGGTACAGACATTATTTGGACCTGCTCCTTATGAGATAGCTACTAGTTCTTATGGAGGAAGCGCGGTTACTACCATTAATGGATTACCTACTGCGGTATCGCCTTTGGATACGGAGCTAGAGCCTATTGTAGGTTTATCTTATGGGCAGAACCAAAATGCTCTAAATTATGTTCTTGAGTTAATTTCTAATGGAACTATCGCTAATCTTAATTCGGGTATAGCTCTAGGATGTTATGGTTACAGAAGTGCGGGATTTACGTCATTAAATCTTTATAACTCCACAACTAGTTCTATGGATGCATCTTCCGCTTCTGTTATAAGTAACTTTAATGCAGTAAGTTCAATGGATTATAGAGGCTTTTGTAAAACTGTATCAGGCACAGATACTTCAGCAGGACTAACTGTATCCTCAGTAAATAATACTGAGGTAGCATATGCTCTTACAATTGCTTCTGGGGATGTAGCTTCAAGTGATTTCTACGGAGGCATATCCATAATGGGTTTATGGACATTAGATTTAAGTGCTACCTTAGCTCTAGGCGCACCCCCTTTTGATTTTCATCCTGTGGTAATAGGAAGGGAATATAAACTTAATAATAAAAAAGTATTTACTCATAATATTGTAAATAATGAAGATGCTACTCTTCCTGGTATTAATGGATATTCTGATTTGGATATTATATGGAGACTTAGTTTTTAATGAATTTTAAAGATAAATTAACATCTGTAGGTAAAGTAACCATATTTAAGGTTTACGATCATAAAATCACTATAGTAAGCGAAGATCATAATGTAATCGTTTCTGGAATGGGAGAAGTATTAGCTGATTTAATGCATACTAATGACCCCACAGCGAACCCTCGTATAACTAGATTTCAGCTTGGAACCTCTGGAACATCTGTGCTAGACACATCCACAACTACTGAACTTGCTAATAAATTAACTAAAAAGCAGTACGGTTTAGTAGAGAGCGTAAAATTTATTAAGGCCTCTCAAAAGATAGGAGATAGAATAGAAACGAATGCTTACTTTTTAACTGTCCCCTTATCTAGAGTAACTTTAATGGATCCAGTCAAAGTACAGTTTAATCTAGTAGTAGATAAAGACGTAGCTAATGGGGAAAAACTTAATGAAATTGGTCTTTTTTCCGGTATGTATTCTAAAACGTACTCTAAAATGTACTTTGATGATATTGAAACTAACAGTTTAGTAGCATATCATTATTTCCCCCAAATAACTAAGGAATCCGATTACTCCCTCATATTTCAATGGGAAATCACGTTATAGGCATATATAAGAATAGAGAATATCATGAGCGATAGAAATATAAAGGGTAACTTAAAGATCGAAAAGGTCTATAAGGACCATACTGAATTAGTACAGGATGATCATAACGTGATTGTTTCTGGAATGTCTGTAGGATTAGCTTCCTTATTTTCTGAATCAGGATCTACTTCAATCCTAGACTATCAGATTGTTTACTCTCAACTTGGAACGGGTACGGGAGTTTTAGATACTTCCACGTTCACATTAACTACTCCCGTAGGTAATGTAGCTGGTTATGGTGGAGACACTATTACAGACACGCTTCAGCCCATAGAAAATGGAAGTGTAGTAGTAGCTGCCGAAGCTTTTATGATAATTCCACATTCTAATATTTCTAAGGTAAATAAAACATCTGTTAGATTTAAAATAGTATTAGATGAAACCGCAGGTGGTTCAGGAGTTAGTTTTAAAGAGATTGGCCTATTTATGAAAAACCACACAGGAAATGCTGCGGATAGACCCCTCTTAGTAGCATACAGAACCTTTAGCCCAATAACAAAAGAAAGTGATTTTGCTATCGTATTTACATGGACAATAACCTTCTAATCTCATGTTTGACTCAAATGATTATTATGTAGCCTCTGGCTCAGTCGATATAACAAATACTTGGACTGCTAATGTAACCAAGTTTGACTCTAGTTCTTTCTATAACTTTGAACAGGATAACCTTCCTCTCTTTGATTTAGATGAAAGGACTTATCAACTATGGGAGAAGATGGGATTCCCAACCTCATCCGTTCCAGGTATTAGCCTTGTTGTATCAAGTACTGGAGCAAACGGTACAAATGTATTTGCTACTTTGGCTGATGCTGTAGACGCTCTTCCTGACACAATTAGGTTCCCATATGTAATTGAAGTAGCTGCCTCTGGTGATCTTGGCAAACTCGAATTAAATAACGTTAAGATGGATGGTCCTACTGCTGGACTAGAGATTGTAAACAGAGCTTTTGCTAAGGCCTTATCCCTCTCTAGTACAGTAAGTAATGATTATACTACGATTCAATCAATGTCTGCGGACACTATTACCTCTGTTTCATCAATTGACTTAAGTGCTACTTTAACAAATACTACTGCTGTAAGTGTTAGTAGTGTAGTAACTAATGATTGGGAAACAAGTGCTATTGCTATGTTTATGCACCCAGAATGGGGAACTAATAATAAGCGTACAAACAAAATAACTGTATCTATTAATAATACAGGGTTTATCGGAGCAACAAATCAATTTGTTTTAGATGAAGATTTTGGAGGGGATATTTCAACTGACCCTTCAGCAACTCATGATGTAGATGCAACTCTTCTTAATAGAGGAACAATTACTACAGGTTTCGCTACGGGATTAGTATATGGTAACTCACTAACAGAACTTAAGATCACTGGATGTGATAGTAAAGTCTTTATTAGAGGCTTTGTTGTTGATGGTCAAGAACTACACACTAAAGATGTAGGTATTATAGTTGATCAATCTAAAGTAGTTTTAGAGAACTGTGCAGTTATTAGATGTAAAGAAACAGGTTTGAAAGCTACTAACTCAGAAGTGACGTTAGTAAGAGGGTTCGTAGGATATAGGAACTACGAGTTATCTTCTACTCCTTCCGCTAGAATTAATTCTAAAGTGGCTGCTATCGCCTTAGATAACAGCATCCTCACTTTAAGTTCTACAGCCACTCAAACCAAAGGTCTACCTATCGACTCTCCTTTCGTACTGGCTTACAATGAAATTGGTCTTGTAGGTAACAATAGTGTTATTCAGGGAGGTAACATTAGAGGGTACGATTCAGATGGTACGGTACTTACAGGAGGTGCTACCGGGAATAACAAGAACTTACTATATTTTAGTATATTCAGTAATACTGCTGATGGTGTTATTCTAAACTCGTCATCTTGGAAATCCGATGTTAGGCCGAGTCTATTCTATAATTACAATGGATTTACTGCTATAAGCTCAAATGTAGAATTCCCAGAAGCTTCAATTGGATTCAACCAGAAGTTCGGGATGAAGCTTATAAATAGTTCATTCATTTATAATAGAAACCTAGTTACTGAAGGGACTTATGGTACGTCTCTTGGATCACAAAATCTCTTTGAATCTAACGGTCAACACTTTATTATTGAAAATAGTACAGTTGATGCCCCTAAAGGAGATAATCTTACAAGTAAGTTTGGTAAGTTTCATATGGATAAGACCCACCAAACTAATACTATTGGATCCCTTCAAACTAATATGCCGTCTGTAGTTATGAAAAACTCAAAGGCTATGTTCGCGGGTCTTAGATTATTCACAGAAAGTGATGATTATGCGGGAGTATTAAATTATGGATCTGCTTTTAATGTAAAAGGTGGAGAGTTAACTCTTAAAGGGTTTAGTACTTTCGGAACATTCCTAGTCGGTCCTGAGGACATATCAGCGCAACTAAATAACGCTGGCATATATGCTGATAGAGCAGCTAGAGTTTCTATACAAGGACCCACTACCATCGCTCAGTTTGGTATAGATGTTCTGGTAGATAATGGTTCAACTCTAGCATTTGAACCTCATACCAATGAAGGTGCATATGATTCTTCTGGATGGGGCCTAAGTTCAACTGATAACCATACCAAAGTACAACTTCACTCATCTAGATCTTGTCTTGTAGCAGACAATGGTTCTAATATTGAATTCTTGGATAACGGAGATTATCATGATACATGGACAGATGCAACTATTGTATCGGCCCTCATTGTAGATGGAAGTCCAATAGCAGACTATAATGCACAAGATGACTTAGGAACCTCTGCTCTTGTTAAAGGCGGGTTTGTACAGTTTTATCCCAATCCTAGAGATACAGAAGGCAATTTTCCTTGGACAAGTCATAACGTAAGTGCTGATACATCTCTGGCTGCTGATGCATATTCTGACTTTGTAACTTACTCTGCTTCAACCTCTGAAGACGATCATACAGTTTATTCTCATGGTGGAGTTTGTATAAGAGCTTTAAAAAGTAGTAATGTAAAAGTTAAAAATACTCACTTCCCTGCTGGCTGGCACAACGCTTCTGGTGATGTGTATGATGCATCTTCTAGTAATTGTAATAAACTTTACATTTGGAACATTGCAAGTGATTCTACATTAGATGTCTGTTATGCTTCTGTAAGTGGAACTTATCCTGCTTTGGTTGGATATCACGGTCCTAGTGCTGTTTATGTTAGTGGAGCAGGAATAGAAGCTTCTGGTGCGCCTAGTGGAACTCCTGATACTGGCTCAATTAGTGTTCTAGACAGTTTTGGAATGGGAGGAACTTATGGTAAATCTACATGGGAAAACCAAGGAGCGTTTAGATTATTTGTATCTCCTATAGGCCCAGCTAAGTTTATTGGTTATGTATCAGGTACAGAAGTTATAGAGGGTACTCCTTATCAACAAGTTGCACAAGGATATAACCCGTCTGGGGACACATCTTCGATCCCAGGGTTAGAAGATTTATATACATCCTTAACTACATCAGGATTTCATTATGCATCAGCATTAACAGTAGAGAGCGCAGACAGAATTAGATTAGACGATTCAGGGGCAAATCTATTCGCTAACGCTAAACATATGGCACAAGGTAGATCAGGTACTAATAAACTGGTTACATTATATAAAGCAATCATAAAACCTACAGGTGAAGGATATGATTCAGACCAAGCCGCAGGGTATGGAATCGGCTTCTTATCGGCAAACACCTTTGACTTAAGCAGACAAAACTAATGACTATTAAATTCGAACACGTAGACAGTGCATTCAAGTTCACAAGTAATGTACGTAAATTTAAAGAGAATGACCCGTACCATTTTAAAATGGATAACATTCCTGTAGAACAGCTAGAGGAAAATGTACTGTGGCTTAAGGATCAAGTAGAGAAAGGTGGTGTAACCGTCTCGGAGATTTCAAGAGACATATTTAGTGAACTAAAGCCTTTTGTCATTGGTGGTGATAGAACTGTATATGTAAATCCCGGAAGATTTACAGCTAGGATTAACTCAGCATATGATCAGAAAACCTTAAGTAAGCTTGTAGTATCTAACTCATCTGTAGGTATAGGAATTCCTGATAAGTTTTTTGAGAAGGAAGATCTTATTACACAGTTTTACGCAGATCTAGCCACAACTACAATAGCAGGAAATTTAGCATATAATCTAAATGGACTAGAGACTTTAGTAACTACTTGGGCTGTAGATGCCGAGCATAAGTATAAGGATCTAAATAATACGGGAACTGATCTTAAATATAATCTAGCTTCTAAAATACTAGGACTAGCTTCTGTTCCTGGACAGCAAGGTAATAATAAAGCACTTACTACCTTACTAGAAGCTGAGAATATCACTTCAGATATGTATGGAGAGCTTTCTGGTATTCACTCAAAGTTTGTTTTAAAATGGAGAGCAGTTTCTAGAACAGCTATTGTAGATGTTCCCTCAGAACTATCAATTGAGGTTGATGATTGGGATAGTTCTGATTTTTCAAGTAGTACAAAAACATTTTCAAACGCTACTTCACGTATTGATTTACTGTTTATTTATTCGCATCCTGTAGACGCTTCCTCAACTACGATCCTGAAGAGGTCTGGTGGAGCCCAAACTACTATTACCAAAGCTCAACTAGGTATTGTAAAAGGCGCGGGTTACGTTACAGGCACAACTCTAACAGACAACCTTAAAGGATCTTCTGATGTGAGAATGTTAGCTGATGTCCATGATCAAGATGCAACCGCTAATACTGGTTTCGTAGATGCTGACGGAAATGAAATTCATGGCTCATTCCCCTCTCCCGACGATTTAATGAATATTACTCCTAACCTAGTTGCTGAGTTAGAGAGTGTATTTGATGATGCTGATTCAACTGATGGGCTAAACCTTATTGGACAAAGTGTGCTTCCTGTAGCATATATAGTAGTTAAGAAAGCTATTGCGGGTACAACTTTTACTGGAAAAGGTATTCTTACTTCCAACGATATCCTTGATATTAGACCCTTCTTTCGCACAACTGAATTAAGTTATAATGAAAGAGCAGGTATTTCTGCTGCAACTCCTCCTTTAAGTTTTGCTAACCCTGCGGTTGGTAAAGCTCAACTAGATGATTCTGAAAAGAGGATGGTGGATTACCATAATTCTAACATGGTAACTCTCCTGTCTCAAAGTGCTGTAGTAGCAAGAGGAACTGTTTATGGTGGACTAAAGTATGGTCCCGAAGGAACCCTAATGATGATGCATTCAGGACAAAGTGGCTATGATGATAAGTCTGGTAACTGGGAACCTGACGCAATATTGGATACCTTAAATATACAAAATTCTACTGTAAACGGCGCAATCAGATATATTCCTGATCTACCTGAATGGGATGAGAGAAGTCTTGTAGAGCCTGCGACTCATGAAATAATAAAATATGTTCATCAGAAAGTTTCCGGCACGACTGACGTTGCTTCCCATGCCCCTGGACACTTCTGGGAATCTGGACCTGCTGGTATTGGTAGTACCAAAATAGCAATGGGATACAACCAATCGGTCCCCCTACAGGTCCTTCGTTTTGTAACGAAAAAGATTGAAGTAACTTTACCGGATTGGGCAGTAGATTATGATGTTTCTATAAGTTATGAAAATTGTATACCCCAGACGAACCCAGGCCACTATCAATCGCACAACACGCATCACAAAGCAACGCACGGGCTTTTTCAAGGAATGCAGGTTAGCAAGAAAAGCATTATAAACAACGTAGCTACATTCGTTATTTTATCTACTTTAGGAGGAGCCACAGAAGGCGACAGTGGCTGGGGTTCTGCCTATTTGCCGTATGAATTTTTTAATACACATTTCACCTCCGATGATAAAATAAGGCAATTATTAGGTTTCGCAGTACCCTTTAGCGATGAAGTAGGAGATTTTACGTATACTCATAAAGGAGCCCCAAAAACAAATTCCTTGTCACAATACCTTACAAATACAGGAGCGTCAATTATGCCATCCGTAAGCTTTATCGTAACAGCTTACGGTCAAGAGGATGTTACGTTTACAGGTGGTTCTACGGTTTAATAATGGTTAATAGTTTTACCGATAAGTGCTTAATTTTCGAACCAGGAAAAGCACCTACTCCCCCTCCACCAGTATTTTACGGAGAAGGTACGGTAATAGTTACACCAACTCCACCAAGACCTGATCCACAGACAGAAGGGTTTCGTCCTGATGAATGGGAAGTTCCAAAGATTATTTTTCAACCACCTCCCCCTGAGGAAGAATATGTTTGGGTGTGTACAGAGCTTAAAGAGTGTGTACTCGTACTTAAAGCTTCATTAGGGACAGGTCAACCATACTGGTCTACTAAAGGAGAATGTAGATCTTTTTGTGAATCTATACTTGGTGCATCTGTTTCACCTAGAGGTAGAGATTCCTCTACTACAACTAGAAATAGGCACTACCCTTATGAGCAGAACTTCAACTTTAATTCGTATGTTGGAAACAATAGTAACGGTATTTTAGTAAATAATAGATATAAACATACTAATATATTTAATAGTAAATATAGTTTAGAAATTAAGGAAACTATTAAAGCTAATTCTAGAGATTCCTCTGTAAATACTTACCCCTTCTATAGCTTTAAAGACAGGCCCGAGAAGATGTTCAGTAATTTATCTGAGGATCTAAAGAACTCTCTAAATAAACTTCCCTCTAGGCTAAGAACAAGATATCTTAGTTCTATTACTACATCTTTGTTTGATGATAATCTAAAAAGGGTAGATACAAATCATATACATGAAGTTACTAGGAGATACAAGGAAAAAGATATTAGTAAAGTCTCGTATCCCCGTTCTGATATTAGAACAGTTTACGAGAATTTCCAATTAAATAAGATTCCTCTAGACCCAGAAAGTCATACAAATATCTATAGGCAAAAAGAACTACAGACATGGAAAACCATTCCTAGTGACTTAGATAAGAAAATTGAAGTGTTATTAAAAAGCGGTGAAACATCTGAATTTAGTATAATTTCAGACGATGATTCATTCATATACACAACTTCGTCTGGAACAGATACTAAGCTCTATATAAATGATGGGGATACGGTAGATATTTATAGAGAGAGCCTATTTAAATACCCTATTACAACCAATATACATAATGCTTTTATTATGTCTCAGGAAGATATAATTGCATCATTTAATCAGCTAAAGTCTCCTAACCACCCAGAGTACTCTATTGGGTTAACGGTAAGTAGTAATAACTCTTACGATATTGAAAGAACATATGATTTGGATACTGCTTTAAATGATTACTTTTATTTTACTATAGATAATACCTCTTTTAAAAACCATAATGTTACGGATATTGGATTAAGAAGTACTACAGTTAAATATGATAGACTATCTGTAGAGGGAGATATAAATGATGATGTAAAGTTTAGAGCTTTTCCTTCTATAGTACTACCTATCTCTAATGAAGATCCTATCCTACAACACTTAATTAGGGGTACAGTTACATTAACCTTTACAGATCTTGATTTGTATAATCTAGGCAATGAGTTTATGCCTAGAATGATTCCTTATCATGTAATATTCGTACCTACCGATAACGCTAAACTATCTAACTATAACGCAGAATCTACATTACTTTCATTAAATTCTGATTTAACAGTAAGGTATTTAAATTTTACTTATAATATTGATAAGTATCATGTTAAAAAAGGATTACATCACGATTACTTACGTAGAGAATATACCTACCCTAATGCTAATATTGATGGTATAGAAGATACACAAGGAATAAAATATACCTTTAATTTTGGTGATAGGATATCAAGCCTAAAATTCAAGGAAGAGAGTGAAGCATTACCTAGAAGAGAGAGTAGTATAAGATTATTCTTAAATGCTGTAAGTAGAGTAGTTAGTAATTATACTATTTCTGATACAGGATTGAATTGGTTCGATGTCCTCTCCAGAGTTAACTCTAGAGCCGTACTTAGCTTATTAACTGCGTCTACAGAGCAAACTAGACAGGATTTAGGGAAAGGAGTACTTACTGGAGTAAGACTAGAACCTTCTATAAAAGGTACACCAACTAAAATTATATCTCAAACTGGGACCGAATTTCCAATCAAAACAGTATTGGATAAATCTTCTTTTTACTAATAAGGATACAATTTTAAAAAATAATAGCAGTATATCTTTTACTACTGCTAGATATAAATAGAGCAACTGGCTCACACTAAAGGAAATATATAAAATGGCACTAGATAAAGTAACAAACGACCTAGCTAATGAATTTTTAGCTCAGTCTGGATATAAGATTGATGAGTCTACTCAAGAAGTAGCTTCTGATGAAATCTTACTCGATTCTCTTACGGAAGAAGAAGTAGCAGAGCATGTTTGCCCTCTATGTGAATCTTTCATTGAGGAAGGTATTAGTGATGATTCACTTCTTGAGCATTATAACGCTATGGTTAATATCATGCAAGAGCTTAATGAAGGTGAAGACACTCTTACTGAGCAAGAAGAGCTAGTAGCCAAAGCGGCTGCTTATGACGAACTTGTATCTGAATTAGAGGCTGAGTAATGTACTCGTCCATCAGCAGTATTGCTGAGGGAATTCTCCTACAGGACGAATCAGAGTTTAAGTCTACGGGGAAAGTCGCATCTCAGCATACCCCTACGGGAGATCTGGATATATCCAATGTGGTAGTCCCAGATAATTTCGTAGACGCATTTATAAAAGGTAAGCCTTTACCAACTCCTATTAATGAGGAAGTTGTAGATGTGGTAATTGAAGAGCCTAAGGAAAGTGAAACTAAAAACGTAGCAGAACTTATTACTGAGTTTGGGCAGATTGTGGCAAGAGCTAAGACGATTATTAGTGAAATGTCTACAGTCGGAGCTTTGGGGTTTCCTGGAGCTATGGTTAGTAATAAGCCTAAGGCAACTAAGCCTAAGGCAACTAAGCCTAAGGTAAAGAAGAAAAAGGCAAAGAAGAAAAAGTCATCAAAAGATGATAAGCGAAAACAAATGCTTGCTAGGATTAGGGGTAAATTAAATGTCTAAACAAGAACGTGTAGATGAGATTCGTAAAAAGCTTTTTGAAACTCAAGGATCATTGAGTGCTTTCTTTGATAAATCTACTAAGGATGGAAATAATTCCAATCAAGACTCCAGCCGAAATGCCCCTCATCGAGGCTACAAAAATGCCAGAATCAAGAAGGGCTCTGGTAACAAACACGACTGGGAATTGTCGAGAGACACTTCACAACCACTAGGGAAACTAAAACCAGGATCATTGGGTGCTTTCTTTGATCAATCTACTAAGGATGACTCTAAACCTACAAGTACTTATAGACCTTTAAGGGGGGCTGGATTAAAGAAGTCTAAGCAAAAAATTGGTAAGGCTTTAAGAACTTATAGTCCGAATGTTAACATTCCCCAAAAGAAAAAGGGACCTACTCCTACTGGTCCTACTACAGCAGATAAGTTAGGTGCAGATGCTGGAAAGAGTAAATGGGCTAGTCTACCTAAATCTGGGCCATTAGCTACAAGTACTCCTCGCGCCAAAACTCGTTCTAGACGATCTGGTAATGAATTATTTTATGGTACATCAGCTCCATTCTCAGACAAACCTCATAAAACCGTTCCTAACATGTTTCCTGGAGAGAAAACAGTATCCCTTGGACCTGAGTTAAGTACATTACCTGAAATACCAAAAGGTAAAGCTCCTGCTCAACAAGCTCCTGCTCAACAAGCTCCTGAACAAGCTCCTGCTCAACAAGCTCCTGAACAAGCTCCTGAACAAGCTCCTGAACAAGCTCCTGAACAAGCTCCTGCTCAACAAGCTCAATCATCATGGGGACAAAAAAAACTATCTGGGTTAGAGGATAAGCTTGCTAGATTTAAGAAAAAAGATCTTAAATCTAGATTTAATGCTGTTCGTAAAAAAGGTCAAGCATTAGGCAAAGGAATGTCTAATGATCAAGCCGCAGAGTTACATGGACAACGAAAAGCTTTAGCTAGAGAAC